GTCCAACCTAGTGGTCAGCGTATCGGGTAAAACTGTATCCTGGTATTACAATTCTGCAGAATCCCATCCAGCGAATCAATTGGATCATGCCGGACAAACCTATTCTTACGTGGGGGTATTTTAATGGACTATCAGAGGATTACGGACATTGCCGCCGTGTCGGCACTGACCGGCGACGAGAGCATCTACATCCGGCAAGGGAATGCGTTCCGGCGTGTATCCATTGCCGATTTTTTGCAGGCCCTGGATATCAAGGATGGCGTATCCCCCACGGTGGCGATCGCGGAAATCACCGGTGGACACCGGATCACTATCACGGATGCCAACGGGGACAAAATCTTTGATGTAATGGACGGCAATACCAGTGACTTTATCATTTTTGGGGGTAGCTGCAGTACAGCTGCCCACGTGCAGGCAAAGGTAGTGCAAAGCGGCACAACAGGCATTGGGCCTGGCGCTACCCTATACGCCAATTTTGCATATGCCAACACTGCTGCAAATCCTACCCTATCAGCCGGGGGTATCACTGCATCCGTTGTGGGACCGAATTTGCAGCCCATTGAGGCGGCGGTACTGACTGCCGGGCTGCACCAGTTGCACCTGTTGGCTTACCTCGATGCAACTGGCAGCGCCACGACAGTGTGGGTGCTGCTGGATAAGGCTGGACGAGATGGCCAGGACGGCGCACCCGGACCAGCTGGACCGGCTGGCGATCAGGGGCCCCAGGGCCCCAAAGGGGACCCCGGCCCCCAAGGGCCAAAAGGCGACAAGGGCGACCCCGGCGAGCCTGGTCCCCAAGGCC